ATGATCAGTCAAGGTTCGTTTAAATCGGTTGCTGATTTGTTTCATTTGGCTGTGAAAGAATTTGGCGGTTTGCACATGAAACCGAAAAAAGTTATTTCATTGGGTATAAAATAAATACCCAATTTATAGCGAGGTGATGAGATGAGAACTTTGATGATAATCGCTGCATTATTTGTTGTTACCGGGTGCGCCGCCGATCCAAACATGGACAACTGGCGCGCAATTATGGCGACACCGAATTATCGGCCTGCGACTGTTGTTATGCCTCCGATTATCATTTATCAGCAACCGCAGCAAAGACTTGACGCAGCAACACCTGGAAGCATTTACACGGTTCCGCAACCGAATCGTCAAGCGCCGGTGAATTACATCTGTCCTGGTATGCATTGCTTTTAATTTTCTGAAAAAAAACCAAAATAAAACCAAATGCCAAGAGGCGGAGCAAGGCCAGGTTCTGGGCGTAAAAAAAATTCACCGAATAAGCGCACAAAAGCAATAGCAGAAAAAGCGGCAGAGCAAGGAATTACGCCGCTCGAGGTGATGGTGCAAGCAATGCGTGAAGTCTACGATAAAGACGGTGCGCCAGCCGCTGTGCCGTTTGCTAAAGAATGTGCGCCTTATATGCACCCCAAAATATCCAACATTGAGTTGACCGGGAAAAATGGCGGCCCGGTGGAATATTCCAATTTAAGCGATTCTGAATTAGATCGGCGCTTAAACGTACTGATTGGTCAAAAAATCGAAGATAGTTAAATTCTTGTCTGATGAATAGAGAGCAAAAAATAGAAGTTATTTTGCTGCTCGAAGAGAAGAAAAGACGTGAGCGTATATATGCAGCGCGCAATGCGTATCGAGCAATGTACGACTGGCAAAAAGAGTTTGTAGCAGCAACCGCAAAATATCACGAATCATGCTTGTGCGCAGCGAATCAGATCGGTAAGACATACACCGGCGCAACGATTGATGCAATCCATTTACTTGGAGATTACCCGGATGACTGGGAAGGGCACAGGTTTATTCATGCGCCTATGTGCTGGGGGCTTGGATACTCGATTGAAAAAACCCGTGATTTGTTGCAATACGCTTTATTCGGTGATATTGACGGCAGCGGCTTTGCTGGTGGCTTGATACCCAAAGAGCGTATAGCAAATTACGAGCGCGTATCCGGCACGGCAAACGCAATGCGAACGGTAAGGGTTAAGCATTCATCCGGCGAGTTGTCGACAATTCAATTCTGGTCATACTCTCAAGGTCAGCACGCAATTATGGGAGACGTTGTTGACTGGTTCCATATCGATGAAGAACCAAAAGATCAAAAGATCAGACCGCAGGTTTTGACTCGCACAATCAATGGAGACAATAAGCTTGGTGGGCGTGGTATTTATACGTTTACGCCAGAAAATGGCAGGACTGATCTGGTTGTTAAATTCATGGATGACCCGTCACCAGCCCAGTTCTTTATGCAAAAGGGATGGGATGATGCGCCGCACATGTCGCCAGAAAAGCGTGAGCGATTGCTTGCTCAGTATCCAGTGCACCAGCGTGACATGCGTACCAAGGGCATACCGATGCTTGGGCATGGACGCATTTATGACCTAGGCGAAGAGTTCATCACATGCGCGCCGTTCGAAATTCACGATCATTGGTTTGTGATTGATGGAATGGACTTTGGTTACGATCACCCTCAGGCGCATATCAAGCTGGTTGAAGATCGTGATAATGGCGATTTCTACGTGATAAACGCATACAAAGCCAGCCAAGTATCAGCAAACGACGCATGGGGATCGGTCAAGATGTGGGCCGAGAACATTCCGACCGCATGGCCACATGATGGATTGCAGCATGAGAAAGGCCGTGATGCGTCGCAGCAATTAAAAAATCACTACGAGAACGCAGGGTTCACTCTGCTGAGTTCGTTTGCAACATGGCCGGACGGCGGCAACAGCGTTGAAACTGGAATCTACGAGATCAACGACCTCATGCGAAAAGGTAAATTCAAAATATTCTCAGGATTGCGGAATGTGCTGGATGAGGTGCTGCAATACCACCGGGACGACAAAGGAAGGATCGCAAAAACAATGGATGATTGTCTCGATGCTATTAGGTATGCGTACATGATGCGGAGATATGCTGTTCCTGTTGGTAATGTAGGAAATAAAATTAAACCTATTAAATTCCAGGCCTGGGGATGACAACAATAGCTTACAAAAAAGGTTTTATAGCGTGCGATTCTCGCATCACAAAAGACAATTTTATTGTTGATGATTCGTATGAAAAGCTTATTACAAAAAATGGAGTAGCATTCTTTGTTTGTGGTTCTACTTCGGATTCTGGCGCGCTGATAGACGCTTATTTATTAGGTAAATATGATGGTAATAGCGAGAATATAGATGCCGTTGCATTGGTTATTGATAAAGGACTTCTTTACACGTGTGCAATTCATAATAAAGAATTTTGGAGATCTCCTACAAGATATGACAATCCAATCGCTTTAGGTAGTGGTAGGGATTTCGCCATCGCATTCATGGATTCTGGTATGAGCGCGGAAGAAGCTGTAAAAGCGGCATGTAAAAGAGACTGCTTATCTGGCGGAGAAATAAGAGTTTATTCAGTAGAATCTCTGCTTCATGTCTAGTTATATGGAATATAAATTAGGCAACGAGGATACTTCATCCGGCGAAGGTGAGGATAAAGAAGTTTTGGTTTACGCGGATCACGCCAAAGTTTTAGAGATGCTCAAAGAATCTCAAGACGCTGATAAAGATAACCGAGATGCCGCGAGAGAGGCGCATCTGTTCATTGATAAGCGTGATGGTCAATGGGAGCCGAATTGGTGGAATGCGAGCCAAGGTAAGCCGCGCTACACGTTTGACATGACGGGGCCGATTGTTGATGTGGTCGCAGGTGAAATTGAACGCTCTGATTTTGGTATATCGATAACGCCATCTGGAGGTCAAGCGTCAAAAGATGACGCGAAACTGTTTTCCGGCATTGTGCGCAATATCGAAGATCAATCTGGAGCGGTTGATACCTACAACATGGCCGCACGTAACATGGTCACGGCTGGTATAGATGGATGGATGATCGTCCAAAAGTACATTGATGATGATAGCTTTGATCAGGAATTAGCAATAGAGCAGGTCGCCAATTTCATTGATTCGGTTTGGTTTGGGCCATTTAAAAAGCCTGATGCCTCCGATGCGGAATGGTGCGTGGTCTTGGAAGCCGTGTCAAAAGATGAGTACTTGGAGCGCTTCGGAGATGATCGCAAGTGCATTTCCGTGGGTGACGGACGACAAACACAAGCTTATTACAATAAGCTTGACCAAGTTGTTATTGGTAATATCTTTTATATCAAGGAAGAGCCGCGCGAGCTTGTCATGACGCAATCAGGCCGCGTGCTTGATGCCAAAGAGTCAAAGGATGTGCTTGATGAGCTGGCCGCTGCCGGTGATCCTGCCGTCAAAACAAGGCAACGTGTAAAGCGTGAGGTTTACTCGCGTCTATTCGATGGCTCTGGATGGCTGAATGAAGAGCAAGAAACGGTATTCTCTGAAATACCAGTTATTCCTGTCATTGCGAACTTCAAGATACTTGAGAACAAGATCATTTATCGCGGGATTGTAGAAAAACTTCTCGATCCTCAGCGCGTGTTCAATTACTCGAAATCGCGCGAAATAGAAGAGGGTGCTCTAGCTCCGCGCGCTAAGTATTGGATGACGCGCAAACAGGCTGAGGGAGAAGAAGACACACTAGCCACAATGAACACAAACGCTGATCCGGTTCAGTTCTTCAAGCCTGATCCAGAAAACCCAGGGCCGCCGCAACAAAACGGAGGCGCGCAGATCAATCAAGGGTTGGTAACATTGTCGGCTGACATGCGCACCATATTCCAGCAATCAGCCAGCTTATTTGCCGCCAGTATGGGAGATAATCCAGGGCTGCAATCTGGTGTTGCAATCAAGCGGCTTCAAGATAAGGGCGATGTTGGCACGATAAAGTATTTCAAGGCGCTTGAGCGGGCAATTGCGCGGACATCCAGAATACTTGTCGATGCAATCCCAAAAGTTTTTACCGAAGAGCGCGAACTAAGAATATTGGGCGAGGATGGTACAGCAGATATTCGCAAAGTAAACCAGCCGGTATTCGATCAGCAATCCGGCAAGATGGTCATTCTCAACGACCTGTCACGCGGCAAGTTCAGCGTTTCGTGCTCTTCCGGCCCAAGCTTCCAAACAAGACAGCAAGAAACCGTTGCTGCAATCACTGAAATTGCTGCTGTTGATCCGTCAGTGATCCAAATGGGTAGTGACATTCTGTTTAACAATCTGTCATCGCCTGGCATGGATTTAATAGCTAAGCGCAAGCGCCAGCAACTATTCCAAGCAGGAATGATACCGGTCGAGCAAATGACCGATGAAGAAAAGCAGCAAATGCAGCAAATTCAAAGTCAGCCACAGCCTCCAGACCCGGCCACGCTGCTTGCCCAGGCAGAGATCGGCAAGGCTCAGGCGCAAACCGCAAAAGTGAATGTAGAGGCGCAGGTAGCGCAACGACAGGAAGACCGCGCTGACGCACTGGCTCAGGCAAAAATACAACTCGATCAAATGAAGTTGATTCTTGATCAGCAAGCGCAGTTGATAGAAGCGCAGAATAAACAGGCAGACACGCTGAAATTGATCAAAGACGCAATCGGCGCTCAAACCGTAGTAGGCCCGGCAAATACCGAAGCCTACGCAAGAGCCGCAAATAATCTCAACGAATCTTTAACCCGTACGTGACGGCATCACGGCAACCTTTTTAAAGGATATGGAAATGACTGAAGAAGCTCTGCAAACAATCGACGAAGAGATTGAAAATCCAGAAGTGGAAACTCCCGAGTCAGGGCAGGGAGAAGAAGCCAGTAATGACGCAAATGATGATCCGGCGGGGTTTACCAAGCGGATAAACCAGAAGCATTTTGAGCTGATGGAGCAAACGCGAGCAAGAGAAGCTGCCGAGGCTGAAATTGCGCGTTTGAAATCTCAAATTCCTGAGAACTCGAAGCCCGTCATTCCTCCGATGCCTGATCCGTATGATGCTGATTTCGATGAGCGCATGCGGCAACGCGAAGAAGCCATCAGACAAACGGCTATTTACGAAGCAAACGAGCAGGCGCGGCAAGCGCAGTTATCCGATCAAAATAATGCAAGACTGGCGGAGCAGCAAAGAAATTTAGTAGCAGCTGTTAATACCTATTCCGAAAGAGCAAAGGCTTTAGGTGTAAGTGAAAGCGAATTGAAAGTGGCAGGCCAAACGGTAGCCGCTTACGGTATTGCTGAGCCGGTTGCAGAGTTTATTCTGCATGACGACAAAGGCCCTGCAATCACTGCATATCTTGCAAGGAACCCGGAACAGCTTGAGGCAATGTCCAAGCTAAATCCATTGCAAGCCGCGATTCATGTCGCCACAAACATCAAGCCAAAACTCACCGATAGACCAAGAACAGCTGACTTGCCCAAGCCCCCTGACACTCTAAGCGGCGGTGGAGTCGCCAAAAGAGAGCGCGGTCCTAAGGGCGCAACATATCAATAAACAGGAGATTTAAATGTCCAATAATTTTGACAGTAATATCACAAGAAAACTGGCGCGGGTTTTCTTGGAAGCATTTGAAACCGAGCGCGTGCTATCCAAGAATGTAAACACGCAGTTGTTGGCTGGCAAATTCGATCCATCCAGCGGTGATACAGTAGACTTTAAGCGTCCAAATGATTACAAGAGCCTAAGCACCACGGATGGTGATATCAGCACTACGCGGCGTGACATCATCACAGGGAAGGCTAGCGGGGTTGTGCAAAATTACATCACGGTTCCAATCGAATGGAAAGAAGCTGATGAAGCAATTAAGATGGATCAGCTTGATGAATTGATAGCGCCAGCTGCCCGCCGCATTGTGACCGATCTTGAGCTTAATATGGCAACGTATATGCTCAAAAATACCGGTTTGCTTGCTGGCACTGTGGGAACTGCTGCAACTACTTGGGATCATGTTGCAAAAGCAGGGGCAATGATGAATGCAACCGGTATTCCAATGGACGCGCCGTGGTATTACACGGTAAACCCATTTACTCAGGCCAAACTTGCATCTAATCAGAGATCACTAGGCGCTGGTGGCACCGCTGGCGATCTGATCACTACAGCGCACGAGAAAAGCACACTTTCACGACAATATGCCGGGTTTGATCGTGTTATGACTGCTAACACCTTGCCAAGCTACAATACTGACGCAGCGGCAGACCGTGCCGGTACTTTGACGGCGAATCCAACTGTTACATATGTTGGAGCAAAGGACTCTATGACCATGAGTATTGCTGTTACGGCAATGGGCGCAAATGCCGTGGTTGCAGCCGGAGAGACAATTCAAATTACTGGGCGTTATCGTAATAATTTGGCTACTCGTCATAAAATTCTTGACGATACCGGAGCGCCTATTCTGTTTACCGGCACCGTTACCGCAGCGGTAACACTAGGCGCTTCTGGAGAGGGTACTTTGGTAATTACCGGGCCTGCTATTTACGAAGCTTCTGGTGCTTATAACACGGTTGATTCCGCTCCGGTTTCTGGCGACGTTGTGACGCGGCTTGGTTCTGCAGGAGCAACCATACAGCCTAATCTTTTCTGGCATAAAAACGCTTTCGGTATTGGTTCTGTCCCTATCGGGAAGCTGTACTCAACGGATACCATCGCCACCACCGAAGACGGGCTGCAAATTCGTATTTCAAAAGGTGCTGATTTCTCAGCAAACAAGCAAATGGTACGTTTTGACTTGCGCCCTGCTTTTGCTTGCTTCAATCCGTTCTTTGCCGGTCAGGGTTTCGGTAGTTAATAGCAACAGTTAATCACACAGCACGGGGCTTAGGCCCCGTTTTTATTTTGGGGAAAATAATGAATCAAATCGTATGGGTTAAGCCATCTGGTATCGAAGTTATAACAAACGATTTACCGGCAACAATTGAAGCGGCAAAGGCTTTGGGATGGAAGCGCAAGGAAGCGGCAAAAGCAGAAGCGCCAAAAACTGGCGATAAATAATCATGGCAACAGTCGCGCAAGTAGCCAAAGCATCGCTTCAGAGGATTCTTGTCCAGGCCTCTGAAGCAGACTTAGAGCCTGATGAATATCAGGATTATATTTTTGCTCTGAATAACTACATGCTTGCTCTTGATGCCAATGGCATTTCGCTTGGATACACCGCTGTTTCCGGTCTTGGAGATACCGTAACCGTTCCAACCGGTGCGCTGCGTGGAATCATCGCAAATATGGCCATTGAGGTTGCGCCAGACTACAACGGGCAAGTGACCGATGCGCTTAGAATTGCAGCTGATGAGGGGCTGAAGACAATGCGATTGCTGGGGCAGCGCATAACGCCTTCCGCCTATCCATCAAATCTGCCGCGCGGCAGTGGTAATAATTACAGCAACTTGCATGGATCAGCGTTTTATCCAGATTCTGAAGCTGCAATATTGGCGGAAACAACTGGCGCAATCTCGCTCGAAACAGGAACAGTATGAACCGATCTGACGGAAGAAAGATAAGCGCATTCCCTGCGCTGACATCATTGCCGAGCGATGCTATCCTGAATTTCATCAGCGGTGGTGTTAATTATCAAATCACGCTTGCTGATTTCCAGGCTTCACTGGCAGTTACCGGCTCTATTGTTCAGGACGGCGATCCGACCGGCACGCCTGTTCTTGATACGCAAGGGGCGGTCAACAATATCCGCAACCTGGAGGATGGTGCGGGTATAACCACATCTGTTTCAGCTCAGAACGGAATCACGATAGAGCATAACTTCCAAGCAGGATCAGGCGGGGAGCATCTGCTTACAGGTGAAACAAATGAAAGTCCGATGATTGGTGACATTATCGCCGGGACAAATATCGCATTGACTGCTGAAGCCGGTGGCGTGAAAGTATCGAATATCAAAGTTCCTCCGTTACCGGCAAATGTTGTGCTGGTTTCGTCAATGTCAGACTTCCCGGCAGCTGTTGCTGGTGTTAGAACTCTTGCTGCTGATACTTATTATTACGTTCTGTCTGATTTGAGTACCTCAGACCGATTTGATGTCAGCTATGGGAATGTCACGGTCACATCGTTTGGATATGAGGTCACGTACACCGGATCAGGCAATATGTTTACCGGTGTTGATGCCAGTTTCACGCTATCCAACATCGAGATAAATACCGCGCTTGGGCGGGTATTCAGTATGTCAGATAGCGTTGGTGTGTCGCTGCTTAACATCCAGAATGTAACCATCAATAACTGCGACAAAATAGGCCTGATTGCTGGTAGCAATTACGGAGAGATAAGGATAGCCGGGCTGGTTGTGGTGAACGCCATCACGGACGGAATTGACTTTGGAACTGCAACGATCGGCAAATTCTCTATCAAAGAATCGATTGTAAAAATATCAACCGGAGCACTATTAAAACTTGGCACTGCGGTATTCTCAGACTTTAACGCAAACAGGCTGAATGTTAATCTGAATGGCGCTGGCGTTTATTGCATATCCGGCGCGGCATCATCTGCCAATATTGTGGCAAATGGTCTTGCGGTTGTGTCGCAGGTTAAAACAACGGGCGCTGGGACTCCGCTTAATGGCGTTGCGGTAACCGATATTCGATGGCAATTCTCATCAAATAACGCTATTCAGGACACAAAACCAAGCGGTTTAATATCACTCAGCGGAAATGCTGCCGCAACACTGGTAGGAGCACCAGCAACGCCGGTAAAAGTTACGGTTGGCGGGGTTTGGGACGATCAGCAACGCTCTCATTTCTCAATGGCCACAAATGGCAGATTGACGTACACCGGGGAAAAGAATTTTATCGGATCAATATCTGTTTCTGCATCGGCTTATCCGTCTGCTGGTACAAAGACTCTAAGAATTTACATTGCTGTTAATGGTGCAGCCGTTACCGGATCCAAGGTAATTGCCTCATCCGTAAATCCAACACAAAGCGCTTTCTCTACATCATGGCAGCGGGTATTTGCGCCAGGTGATTACGTCGAGTTATGGGTAGATAACTTGACAGACGCAACAAGCGTAATTGTCACTGATGCCGTTATCAGGATAGGATAATGACCATAACGGTATTGCCGATAGCAAACGGTCACTATGTCAGCGACAGTTTGCCGTTGTCAGCGCAGCAGTGCGTTAATTGGTATCCAAACGTTGAGAAATCAACGCCGGTATTGAGTCAAGAAACGCTCATTGGTACGCCTGGTATAAGGCAAATAGCAACTTCAGGAGCGTACAATCAGCGCAACCGTTGTGCGTGTGTAATGGCTGGGATTCCTTATTTTGTGAACGGTGATTCACTTTACCGGATAGAATCTGATCTCAGCACGTTAACCAATATCGGCACGATAGGAGGCGATGGGCGCGTTTCGATGGCTAATAACGGAACTCAATTGTGCATTGTTGTACCGGGCGCTGCTAGTATTGGTTATATCTATGACGGATCAAGCCTGACGCAAATAACCGATGTTGATTTTACTGCGAACGGGCAGCCGCAATCTGTTGTTTTCATAGATGGTTACTTCCTGCTATCTACAGACAGCAAGAAATTCATAATCTCGGCATTGAATGATGGTTTGAGTTACAACGCGCTTGATTTTGGCAGTTCCGAAGCAGACCCGGATGACATTGTTGCCCCATTCGTGTTTAACAATCAGCTTTTCATGCTTGGGTCAGAAACGACCGAGGCCTTCCAGAACATAGGGACGGCAGATTTCCCATTTCAGAGAACTGGATTATTTATCCCAAAAGGACTTAAAGGGCGGTTTGCAATTGCCGCAGCGAACAACTCATTCATGTTTGTCGGTGCCGGGAAAAACGAATCGCCAGCGATATGGGCGCTTGATGGTAATGGCGTAACCAAAGTATCAACCACAGCAATTGATTCATTTCTACAAGACCAAGATGTATCTGAATGTTTTGCATGGTCGTACGCTCAGAAAGGCGCTTATTTCGTAGGTTTTTCGTTTCCTGAAACTGCGCTGGTGTTTGATAGCGTGTCGGGCCGGTGGCATGAAAGGAAATCAATGCTTAGTGGCGTTAATATTGGCTACCGGGTAAGTGCGATAGCCGTTGCATATGGGAAAACGCTTGTTGCTGACTCACAAGATGGGCGCATTGGATCGCTCGAACTGGATGAATACAAAGAGTATGGCAACGACATCATAAGAACAGTGGCAACGCAGCCATTCCAAAACAACATGCAGCCGATGATGGTTCCTAGCATAGAACTGACTATGGAGTCAGGCGTGGGCAATGGCGACGTTGCAAACCCAGTGGTAACGCTTGAAATAAGCAATGATGGCGGTAAAACTTGGGATTACGCTAGAGCGCGGCATATCGGTAAAGTTGGCGAATATCGCAAGCGTGCAATATGGCGCAGGAATGGCCGCATGTCTCGATTCTTTGCGCTCAGATTCACGTTGAGCGACGCAGTAAAACCGGTGATATTGCAATTAACGGCTGACATTATAGGCGGATAAATGCCACAGAATCAGATAAAGCTTAATGCTTCACAGCCTATCGTGAATAACGATGGAACGCCAACGCAGCATTTCCAGAGGCTTTTATTGCAATTGGCTAGTAGCGTGACGATTGTTTCAACAGGAAGCCCTGAAGCAGTTCTTGAAGCTCCGCAATACTGCATTTATGTAGACGAAACCACGCCATCAGCACCAGTTACTTACAGAAAAATGCTGCCTGATATCGGCGGTGACAGGAAGAAAGGATGGGTGGTTATATGATCGCGGCAGAGCGTACCTATGACAAAGTTTTAATCAAAAGCATCATATTCAATCAAGCAATTTGGGAATGCATTGCAGAGGACGGGCAAGAAAAAGCAGACTTCGATCCTGATGTTGAGAGTGAATGCTGGCTGGTGATGCGACTGGATGAAATACCAATAGCGCTATACAACATCCATGCTTTGAATAGCGTTACAGCACAGATACACGCGCACGTATTGCCTGCATACCGCAAAGAACATAGCAAAGAGACTGGCGCTCTGGTGTTGCGTTACATCTTGGAAAATACCGATTATCAGAAGATTGTTGCCGTGATTCCAGTCATTTACGAGAACGTGAAGAAGTTCACCATGTCATTCGGTTTCGTTGAAGAAGGAATTAATCGGAAAAGCATCATGAAAGGCGGTGAATTGCTGGATCAATGGATGCTTGGTGCCACAAGGAGCGAAATAGAATGGGTAAGGTAGTAAAGACTATTTTTGGTGGGAAGGATAGCAGCGCACAAAAAGGACAGGCAGCGGCTAATGCAAATGCAACTGACTTCATTAAAACGCAAGGCGCGCAAAGCCGCAGCGATTTATTGAGCCTTGGATTGTCTGCTGATGATAATCGTAACGCTGGGTATCAGGCTGCACTTGATGAGTTTGCGCAAAGCGTGCCTCAGCAGATAGGCGCTTTCACTGCCGGCAACACAGCGGCACAAGCAGCGATTCTTGGCGGAGATCCGTCAATATTTTCTGTCAACCCGGACATGTCATTTTCTGCGCAGCGTGTGCCCGGTTACATCACTATTGCTGATGCATTGTCAGGGCCTGACTTCGAGCAACAGAAACAAATTGAAGGCATCAAGACCAACGCTGATTTATTGCGCGCAGCGGCGAACGGCTCGATACCTGGTTTAAATCCAGCTGATCGGCAGTGGTTCGCTCAGTTGTTGCAACAAACACCGGCCATGAATAATTCAAGTAACTATGTGACCGATCCGAGCGGATCAATGGCAACGGTGACAGGTGCAAATAGCGGATTGACTCCCGCTAATCAAATAAGAATGCAAAACCTATTATCTGGATTCGGAGCGTTCAAAAATGGCTAGTACATTATTTGGGCCTGGAAATAGCGCAATTACCGGCAATCAGATCAGCCAGTATCTTGCTGGCAATCCAAATATAACGCCAGATCAGATCATCAGCGCAGCCAATGCAAACGGTGTGAGCCTCGCTCAAATTCAGGCGGCAATGCCGAACGATGCGAGATTCTCTAATCAAGCGGCGCTGCCGTATCTGGCCGGGAGAGGAATAACGCCGCCGGTTACGACAACCACTACGCCGGTGGCTGGCGCTCCACAGACAGGGCTTATCGGATCCGAAGCGGCATTGCAAAGCGGACTTGAAGGTTCTTTAGACGCACTGTTGCAAGGAAACGCCGCATCCAGGGCAGACATTAACGCCGGTCTTGCTGATCTGAACGCAAGAATCGCCAGCGGTGCATCAGCACTTGAACCGTTTGTTAACCGCGGCGGACAGGCTTTTGATTTGCAGATGGCATTGTCCGGCGCGCTTGGGAATGATGCGCAAAAAACTGCATTTGCTAATTACAACGCCAGCCCAGGACAGGAATTTTTGCAACAACGCGGAGAGCAAGCAGTTTTACGCAACGCCTCGGCTGTCGGTGGATTGGGCGGAAGCCGCGTGCTACAAGAATTGCAACGGCAAGGTGTGGGACTTGCGCAGCAGGATTTCGCAAACCAGTTTGACCGATTGGGGCAATTGTCCGGCATGGGTTTGAATGGCGCAGGAATGAAATCCAATCTGATCATGAACGGCGCGAATATTGCAGCAAACTTGACCGGTCAAATGGCCAATAACAGCGTGAACTACGGCAACAATGCATCAAATTACGCATTCAATACCGGGCAAAACCTGTCTTCTGGCAGAACGCGCGCCGGTGAAGTGTTGGCAAATCTCAATAATCAGCAAGGATCTGGCGTTTCCGACATCATCAGAAGCAACAGTAGCAATATTGCTCAATTGCTGGCTGGATCCGGAACGGACAACGCAACAGCAAGGATGCAGCTGGCGCAGTTGTTATCAACTCTTGGAATGACACAAAGCGGACAAGTAGCAAGCCTTCCTGGGGTACCTGGGGTACAGCAAACGCAAGGAATCTTGCAGAGTATAGGGCAGTTCGCATCCGGTGTTGGTAGCTCAATGATGGCTTTTAAATAGGGTTTGCATATGGATGACGGCACCATAAAAAGAGGAATTGGCGAGAAAATAGCGCTTGCATTGCAGGGATTCGGCGCTGGAGTTCAAGGCCAAGGGCCATACTTCCAGCACATTCTTAATCAGCAGGATCAGCAATTAAGCGAAGGCCGCAAAATGGCGATGATACAAGATGCTTATAGTGTCATGCAAAACCTTCAGTCCGGAAATATACCAACAGCGCGCGCAACGCTGATCAATCGTCTTGGTCTAATCAAGAGGCTTGGCGGCGATCCATCTGATACTATGGGTGTTTTGCAGAAAATAGAATCCGGGGATGTACCTGGTGCGCTGCGTGATGTTTCTACGGTGGTTAATTTCGCGCAGGCAAACGGGATGCTTAAATTACCGCAAAATGCACAGCCAAAAACTCAAATAGTGAATGGGCAGGCCGTGACTATCGATCCAACAGGGAAAGCCACAGCCGCACCTATTGAAGGATTCACCCAGCCGCAGCCCAAAGCGGCAATGCCCAAAACACAAGTGATTGACGGGCAGCTAATTACTGTCGATCCAACGACAGGGCAAGCTACTGCTGCGCCGGTGCAAGGGTTTCAAAAAGATCGCACGGATATCAATCTGCGCATCCGTGATCAGAACTTGCGAGAGCGTCAGTTGCAGTTGCAGCAACAATCTGAGGCTCGGCAGGCCAATAAATTATCCGCCGGACTTGAAAAGGCATTACTTGATTCGCAAGATGCTGCTGTAAATTCTGCGAGAAAATCGACCAAGTTTGATACTCTTGCCAATGATTTTGAAAGGCTCAAGATAGAGGGGGGCTTGAAATCATCTCTTAATGAGAATTTGAAGGCCATGCTTGGCACGCAAGACGCAGTAACTGAGTTCAAGAGGCAGGCCAATGAAGTAAGAATGTCAGAGGCAGTTAAATTGCTTCCGCCTGGAGCCGCTTCTGATGCTGACGTTAAGCTTGCGCTATCAACGCAGCCAAGAGAAAACGCAAGCCCTGAGCAAATAGCGTCATACCTTCGCGGAGCGGCAAAAATTGCCAGATTCGAGGCGGGTTTTCATCAATTCAAATCTGATTTTATCAGCAAGCAAAGCACCGGGAAGGGAATAAACCAGACGTGGCGAGCAAAGGTCAACGCGCCATCATTGAAACGCGATGTGTCCATAGCTGAAATATACGAAACCGCGCAGAATCGCGGAACCACGCCGGAAGACGTAATGAATCAGCTTGGCATTAAAGGACTACCTTACTGATGGCCGATTTACTTGATGAATTAGGTAGCCAATCCAGCGAACGCATAGGCGGAAACGTCAAGCGTATTGGCGGTGATTTGCTCGATGAGGCCGGGATCAAGTCGAATAATTACGAAATGCTTTCGCCAAAGCTAACTGCACGGCAAGCGACTGATGAGCATATTAAATTGCTTGATCAGATCAATAGCGACATGACCGGATTCCAAAAGTTTCTGGTTGGTGCCGGGCGCGGGTTTACCACAGTAGCACGCGGGCTTGGTTTGGCGGATCCTGAAGACCCTGCAACAAAACAGGCATTCGAGCGGTTATCCAAAGACAGCATGGCAGCATCAGCGGGTGAATTGGTGGGTGAATCCGCACCATTCCTTGCTGCCGCGCCATTGGCTGGAGCCGGTCTTACTACAGCAACCGGGGCAACAATTATACCCGCAGCTCAGACTTTAGCCGGTAAAATAGTCGGCTCTACTATTCTTGGAGCTGCGCAAGGTGGAATACTGGCACATGGAAAGGGCGCTGACCCTGTTGAAACTATGGCTTCCGCTGGTGTCGGTGGCGCTGTTGCAGGTTCTATTGAGGCTCTTATCCCTGTGCTTGGTAAGCTTGGCCGTGCGGTATTCGCAAAACTTGGGCGAGAGCCTAAGGGGCCTCTTTTAACGCCAGATGGAACGCCTACGCCGGAATTGCAGAAGGCTTTGCAAGAAACTGGGACATCATTTGACGATTTAACCAAGAATGCCTTTGCATTGGTCAATAAACCCGGTGTTGATGCCAATCAAGCAGCGCGCGCCGCTCGGTTCTCCGATCAAGGAATCCCAGCCACGCAAGGCGACATCACGCAGAATTTCGCACAGCAAGCCACAGAACAAAGATTATTTAGCCAAGCCGGAAACGAAGCATCAGAACCTCTGCGGCAAATGAAACTGGCGCAAAGCGAAGCATTCAAAAGCAAAGTAAATGAGCTTGTCGACAGCTTGGGCGTGCCGGATGATGTTGGCGCATCGGTAAAAGCCGCACTGGAAGGAAGAAAACAGCTGCTCCAAAATCAGAAAAGCGCGCTTTATAAAAAAGTTGCTGAAACAGCACCTGAAACTGCAAAAATCCCTTTGTTCACAGACAAAATCATGGAGTCTTTGCCTGGGAAGCAAGAATTGAGGAGATTGTCGCGGCTTTCAGGTAGCCAGATTAATGCTGTTGATGATTTGCTGGTTGAATTCGGAATAAATAAAACGGATGACGCGGTGGCAGCATTCACCAAAGCGGGTGGAGAAATAACGCCGCTTAATATTGGCAATCTGGAAGATTTCCGCGCGGCATTGAATCAGATCGACCGGGCAGATTCAACCGGCGCGGCAAGCGTTGCTATCGGCCCAATCCGCGCAGCACTCGATAACGAATCCGACATAGTGGCTCAATCCATTGGCAATAATGCTGCTGGCAATGTGCTGGATACACTAAAGCAAGCCCGTCAAACCGTGCGCACGATGAAAACTGAATTTTCACCACAGTCAATTACTGGCAGGTTGATCGATGTTAAGCGCGACGGTGTAACGCCAGTAATTGAAGCTTCTCGCGTAACAAAAGAACTTCTGAAGCCTGGTGATGCAGGAATAGAGAATCTGCAACGAACTCTGACAAGCTTGAGAGCAGCTGGTGATCCTGGAAGAAAAGCAATCATGGATTTGCAGGCTTCTACCGTACTGCATGCGCTGGAAGCATCACTTAAAGCGCCTTCTCGCAACGTGTCTGGCGTTGAAACAGTGGGCGGGGATCAGTTTGCCAAAGCGCTGAATAATCTTGGCGAAGATAAGCTCAAGGAAATATTCAAAGGCAATGAAAAAATGCTGGCGCGACTGATGAACTTAAAACAAACCGCGCTTGATATGTCACCGGCAGCGGCAGCAACACCAAAGGGATCAGCTCCGGTTATTTTGGACATATTGAACCGCGCCGGAAGCTTGCCTGGCTTGGCGGCTTTTCGTGATGCGGTTAATGCCGTTGTGCGTGCCGGTTCTGATGAACGAGCCGTGCGCCGGGCGATGAATGCAAAACCGGCTTATAAGCAGGTTCTCACATCGTTTGAAAAAGACTTTCCCGCTATTGCATCGGCTATCGGTGTATCTGCCGTGGTTCCGCAAATTACTGAGGATAAAAATAAATAATGGCTAGATTCGGCAGTATTGGGAAGCAGTATTTTGACGATTCAGGTAATCCGCTGGTATCCGGCAAGCTGTATTTTTACGAACCCGGAACGACCACACCGAAAAACACTTACGCCGATGCAGCGCTGACTATTGCCAACTCAAACCCGGTGATACTCACTGCAGCAGGCCGTCAGCCGAACATATTTTTTGGCGGGACAGCCAAGGTAATTTTAACCAAAAGCGACAACACGCAGATCGAAGTACGCGACCCCGAAGGTGACGAGCAAACTGGCAATTTCGAGGCGTGGAATAATTACCGGGTGTTCGGTTTGCATGAGGTTGTCATCGGCTCTGATGGCAATTATTACAAATCGGAAATCACGAACAACCTTAATAACGATCCTACAACTGCGCTCACATCGTATTGGGATCGGGTGGAGTTTTTCAGCGTTTGGAGTGCCGCCATAACATACCAGATATTGCGAATTGTTAAATGGACTGACGGCAGGCTGTATGTTTCAAAAACCAACAACAATAAAGGGAATGTTCCAGGTTCCAGCCCGGCATATTGGGAATCTCTTTACGCCGATGTTGGCGATCACATGATCACTGCAAGACAGGGCAACGGATACGGTTCCACCAACACCAAGCGCCGGAAATATTCTGTTATTGAATCGAATATCGGGACAGCGGCAACTTATGTGAACAGTGCAACGCTTGGATTTCAGATAACCATTGTTGATGCCGGTTTCTATGAGTTCACTATCCGCGATTACAGGGCGGCAGGTTCTGCGTATTTTGGTATATCAAAAAACAGCGCTCAATTGACCACGAATATTGACTCGATCACGCAAACGGATGTTGTCTGTGCGACCGCAAGCGGAACGCTGGGAAATGAGGTAACGCGCACGATATTGTGTGCACCAGGTGACGTGATCGGCCCGCATGACATGGGCAGCATGGATTCAACATCAGGATTTACCAGCATGTTCAGCTGCCGGAAAGTGGGAAATGTGTAAATTGCTTGTAACTCTTCCAAGCGGCGAGCAAGCCATTATTGATATAGACGCAACCGGCGAATATTACGATCTAAGCCGCGTTCTTTGGGACACCAGGCTGCGCGGAGGAATGCCGTCTGTGACGCTTGGTAAAATGCAGCTTGTGGACGGTAATCTAGTTACGCTTGATGATTTTCTGCCAGATCACGCCTCCGCAGTTTATGCAAAGAGCGTGCCTATTGAGGTTCCAATGACGGCGGCCAGAGAAGCGCTTATAAATCACGGACTGCTTGATGTTGTAAATCAATTCATTGCGGCTCAAGATCAAATCGATGTTATGTGGTGGGACAAAGCAACCACTATTTATAGAGGTTTCCCGCTGGTTGAGCGCGCAAGGATGGCGCTTGGATTAACACAAACTCAAATCGACGATTTATTTATCGCTGCCGAAGCAATCAGAAAAGCACGATCTTTAGAAGTTTAACTTAAGCAAGGAATTCAAAATGACAGGAACTATTCAAACAGACGGGATAGTACATGGAGTATTTATCAATGATCCAAAATTCGTCAGTGATACGACAACCAGCGCAACCTATGATTATTACACTGAAGCCAGAACACCGAGTCTGCTAAAAAACTCCCAAACTGGGTGGAAAAGGTATCGAATGAAGAAGGACGGCACAGAGTTTGTGTATGCCAGAACTGGTGCGGCTGGTACTGAAACAGATGGCTTTGTTTTCCCCGGCCCAACGGGCACACCGTCACTAACAGCCCAGGTGTACGGCGAAGACTAAACGCACACCGATTAAAAAACAGTAACCAACAAGCCGCCTTGAGCGGCTTTTTTATTGGGGAAAACAATGAGCCTTCCTTGGTTCTCTAAAACTCTTAACATGCTGAAAGTGCCGCGCTGGATTTATTCGGGCGGGTCTCCTGTAGCTTTGCTTGATCCAGCAACCGGACTGCCTGCTACTGGTATGCCTACCTATTCCACCACAGCGCTACTAGAAGCAGCATTCCCAGCAGCCAGCAACACATATTTAACCGGCATAGTAACCGGGGTACATGATAGCGGCGTTACCGGAGGCTCTCACTGGAAATCAAACGGCGCGGTTTATATGCCTTTAGGTGCCCCTATCTACACCCAAGCAGCAGCGGAAGCGGCATTCTCTTCGGCATCTTATACCGGCATGCACATTACATTCTCGGATGTAGGAAATGCAGAGCATGTATATGATGGAACTAACTGGGTGCCTGTAAATGGGCGTTGTTTAGTAAGCAAAACTGCCACACAAGTTAAGTTTATTGCTCCTGTAACCGGCTCGGATGGAGTGGTCGCCAGTGTTGGGAACAATGGCGGGTTCATGCAGTTTACTTTCACTGGAGCGCACTTACTCACAACAAGCCCAGCAGTGGGCGCTAATTTAATTAACAAGACCACGGCTAACGGCTGGACGCTCGGGCAAAGACTGACTATAAAATCTATCGATGGTGCGAATACCTTAACGGTAAACGTTGCGTACTCTGCGTCTTATGGGGTACCTGCCATCATGCGAGTGGGGGAAGAAGGTGTCGTGGAGGCGATAGCACTACCTAAGCTGCATGGTTACAGCGGGATTGATCTTAATGCTACTTTCGGTTGCGCTCCTGGGACTACTACTAAAAGTTTACTTATAAGGCTAAACAGCACCTCGTCCAACCTACTAACAAGCACAGGTGTTACCACTACCTCAATTGCAATTGAAGTTGGATTCAGAAATCAGAACGGCTCGGTTAGCTCGCAATTGGGGAAAGGTTCCATCGGCGTTATAGGCACCGGTACCGGTAATACACCGGTAAGCCTTTCAGTCAACACTGGCGTAGCGACAACACTGTATATAGCAACAAATTTCCAGACCACTGTCAACGAAATATTTTCGCTGGAACGTTGGGAATTGTGGAAGATAGGATAATATGATACCTCTAAGCCCCTTCTCGCAATTAAGACCAAAAGGCACATCTCCCATTCTGTTGGCCGATCTTGGTGGTCTAGGTAGCGGGTCTTTAACCGTTCAATCCCCAACCAGATCAAC